TGCCAAGCTAGCTAGGTTCTCCATGATCTTCAGAGCATCTTCTACAGATGCATCAGGCATTCGTGATGTCACGATTTCATAGAGTGGGAAGAAAATGTCAGCTGCTTCAGTGATTTCTTCTACGGTCAGTGGTGCGTTCTTTTCAGGCATAATCTTTAATTCTCCGTTGCATAAGGTTCCATAGTCTGATCGTTACTTCTGTATCTTGAATACAGTAATCAAGCATCTCGGGTGTATATACAGCCCAATTGCCTTCGTGCTTACCAAAGTCACCCTTGAAGCACTTGAGGCGAAAACCCCACGCTTCAAGGCTATGACGCCCATAGAGGCGCTGTGGCATTCCTGTAGGGCGACGTTCAAAGTCTCTATCTTGAATATGTGGATAGAACAGACGACTAAGCACGAGGGTATCAATTGCCTGACCTTTTGGATCAAAGTCAGGGAACTGCTCTTTAATCAAAGGAATGTCATAGCCAATGATGTTGTGGCCAATAAGAACGTCAGCCTGTTCTAATCTTTTCACTCCTTGTATGATTGACTGATCAGGACGAGAATCATATACATGAGTGTCATCGACATGATCACGCATAACCAAGCAGTGAATAGTGGATCCTCTACGAAGTAGTCCAGTAGATTCAAGGTCAAATATTAGTTTAGTTTTCATCGAGGGTAGTTGTTGCATCGTTTGGATCATATTCATCTGGCGCAAACGGGTTTGTTTCCGGGAAGAGAACGGGATCGATTTCTCGGTCATTGGCATTGATCGAAAATCTCTCGTCTTCGTCTGTAAAAATTGGTTCAATAGAGACCTTGAGTTCTCTTGAGAGTCTTGCTGCTTTTCTGAATTCATCTTTGTAGTATGGTTCCCATTCATGAGCTAAAACAATGATCTTTTTAATGCCCATCATGTGGGCTTGAAATATTGACGTAGAGAAGGGATATCGGGTGCTATAGACAACAGCTCCGATAGCTGGTGTTCCGTTACGTGCGGCTGCGGCAATCGCATATGAAATGCAATCGATTTCAACTTTGCTGTCAGTTAATAAACTTCTTCCATCTCCAATAATTTCTCGGTCACGAACAATAATACATCCTCCAGGCGATCTTGGGTGCGTTGACGCTTTAGCAACTGCCTCCGCTACTTCAATAAAATAGCGCTCTTTGTTTTTAATATAAGTGGGGTCACCTGCTGGACTGGGCATATTCACATTTTTGAATTCTTGTCCTATATTAAGTAAAGAAGTTTAGTAATGCGGAACATATTTATGTCCGATTCAATCGATTTCAACAACACATTTAAATTCACAGGCATTGATTTTTTTGATAACAGTGGAGATAACCTTGCATTTCCCGGAATGACAACTCTGGGGCTGGATTCTAAGGATATGGTCAACTCTCCTTCTCATTACACATCAGGACGTGTCGAAGCTATCGAGGTCATCGAAGATGCAACAAAGGATGCTCCGACTGTTATGGCTGGTGTGTATCAGGCGAATGTTCTGAAGTACTTGCTGAGGTTGTGGCATAAAACCAACTCGAAAGAAGATGCTCAAAAAGCTGAATGGTATCTTAAAAAATTAATTGATTCGCTACAATAGTAAAGCCGCAGATATGCGGCCTTGTTGTCAACAACGTTGGAAGTAAAGATAAGTCTGACGTAACTGCAGGATCTCGTGGTCCTGTATATGTGGCAGGAGGGCATCATATGTATATTGATTATCGTGAATACTATGTGTAAAGTAAACAGAGATTCCTTCAGATAATTCAGGCTCAGTAGGAAAGTACCAAGCTTGTACATTAAACGATTCCCATGGATCTAGACCTTGGGACAGCCAACTGTTCAGCTCTTCAAGACGCTGGGCAGTTTTTATTATGTGATTTTCATGTGCTTCTGTTTGTGGCATGTAAGTACATTCATTATCCACAATCAGTGCGTGTTTCCACATCAGAGTACCATCTTTAATAATCAATCGACAAGGATGTACTTTATTTTTAGACGGAAGATAGTAGAAATATTCAGATGAAATATGTTTACTCATCAGATAATCCCTTTGTTATCTTCAAAGAACTCAAGATCTTTAGACCAATTGTCTCCAGCATATTCACTGTAGATAACGCGACCGACGTCTCTAAAGCTGTTATAGAAAAGTGAGACTTTATCAATATCAGTTAGAGCTTGATTGATCGGAGGACCAAATATAATTAAATTCCAAGTCGATGGAGATACAGGCTCAAACCCAGTGGCAGTAGCTCTTAATTGTTTAACTCGTTTAAAAGGGATGCAAATAGGATAATCCCAGACGACAGGTGCAGCTCGTAAAAGCTCAGAAGCGCTACTGAAGAATACAAAACTTTTGATATATCCATTGCGATATTCGCTTAGTGTTTTGTTTAACCAAATACGAGAGTCACGGACTGCCCCTTTTGGAGCAACCCAAACATTCCCATGCCAATGCTCCTGCAAAGGATTTACTTCAATGCTTGGAACAGAGGTTGCATCAACTAGAACCTGCTGCACAGGGTCAGATGTGGGATCAAAGTCAATGCTGCCCATCACTTCCCTTGCTCGATCAATGAGCTGCGGTGTGGGATACAAAGGCAGTTTAAGTCCTTTAGCAGCAAGTTTATCCGCTAAATTCTTCTGCGAGCGCTCTAAAGCCTTCTTGGCACCCACCTGCTTCGACTGCAAATGTTCTTGTTCCAGCATCACTGATCAGAGTTATAAGTACGTTTTTGGACCAGTCATTCGTATCGATCTCTTCGATCAGATCACGAAGCATTTCAAGAACTAGTTCATCTTCTTCACGTTCTGCAGTAACAATATCCTTTTCAACAGAGTGTCCGCTCATAAATGTGGTGGAATCATTCATCAAATTAATGATTAGTGTTCCAGCACCTTCACGTTCAACTCCGTTTAGGGCCATGTTAACCAGATCGTGAAGGATCAACTCAGCAGTAGCAGTGAGAAATTGCTGCTCTTGATCTTTTTCTTTGCCAAACTTGTTTGAAGCAAGTAGCTTTTTAATTAGATCTGTACGTCTAGACATATGCGAATGACTCTTTAATAAGGATAGGTGAATTGTTTCACGTTTGTGGAGTTTTATTGAGATTGGTTTTCATCTAGTGCGTCAGATTGACTGCTATGCCGACCAAGCAACATATCTTCCATAACTGTTTCAAATCGGTCTGCAAAGTCAGTATCTGGTGCAAAAAGAAGATCCGCTCTTGCATCATTCTCCATTTTATTCATCTCTTTTTCTTGCTCTTTCATAGCTTCTTCAAGTGTATATTCGGCTACCCTTTGTCTAAGCGTATGAAGCTGACATTGGAGTTCAAAACTTTCTAGATAAGAATCATGATCTACAAAGACCCCAATTTTCTGGGGTATAAGATGAAATGGATTACAGCAGTATTTATTACCGCAGGTTGATTTAACTCCTGTGTAACCTAAGTCGCCCCACGTGTACCACATAGCTACACGCTGAGGGTGATGTTGAGTGCTCTTGCTGATGCCAGGACGTCTCCATGGGAATTGAGGCATCCCAGTGCCTGGCGCTTTGTAGCCTTGCCAATCCCAACATTCGTCAGGTTGCCCGATGTCAACCTTTGACCAAAACTTGAGAGCACGCTTCTGTTCTCTTTTAAGCAGGCGGTCGATATCAAATGACATTCGCCCCTCACGAGCGGCAGCTACACACCGAACACAGGCTTGATGACTGTCGAATCTCATGGAGCTTGCGCTAAATCGACCAATAGAGTGACCTGAATAAATACAGAGAGCACCTTCTTCTGCTGTATTAGACAGATTTAGGTTGCGTCTGCCATAAGCATGGCCTCCAGTTTTTTTGCTTGGCTGTGCTTCACTCATCAGAAAGACCCTTCAGGTTTTACGTAAACACCACCATGAGCTGAATATTGTTCTTCAGTTGGCAGTAATTCAAGTTGATGATTAAGTTTGTATTCGTATCTTGTACTATTTTCGTATTTAATTCGTACAAGTTTGGCTCTTGGAGTGTAATACTCAGGTTTGCCAACGACTAAAGCGTTGAGTTCTTTAGGCATAACAAAGACACGCTGCCCAATTTTGATATCAGATGCTTTCATTTTAATTCATGAAATATGTGTTTTCCGTAACTAAAGTGTAGTTAGAAGTCGTTAAGAATGTGATCTTCAATTAGAGGGTCATTCTCTGGACGTCGCCATACACGTATTGATTTACGCTTACCAGAAATAGTATCTTTCTTAGTCGTGACAATACGCCTCCAGCCTAAAGATTGCAGAACATCTGCAACCCGTCTGCCTTCACGTCTGCTTTGACTACGAGGATCAAGCTCTAGAGCACTGGTAAGGACTTGTACAGCAGTGACTTCAGTCTTGTCTGCAACATATGCAGTGACCTTCTCAACCCATGGGTCAGGATCGCCAAACTCTTGAATGTATTCAGAGATAGCAAGGATCTCGTCTCGACTGAATTCATATCCAATACTTTTACGGTACGCTGCAATTGCAGCAGACCATAGACTATCACGCTCTTCGCATAATGTCTTCCATGGAATTTCAAATCCAGGCCCTACCTCCAGGGGAACAAAACGACGATTACCAGTACTATCAACCAGAAACTGATTCCTATTAGTAGTACCGATGAGGACGAAACGCCGAGCAAGTTTGCTAGGCAACTGAGCGTAGGGAAAGCGGACTTCATCCACTCTTGTTGTAATGAGATTTTTAAAGTTCTCAATATTTCTGACATTGAAGTAATTGTCAATTTCAGGTAGTTCTAATAACCATGCTACGTGAAGTCTGTACTGTTCTTTCATTAATGTCTCGATAGGAGTTGTAATCTCCGAAAACAAGTCTTGAGGAACAAGGCTACGTGCAAACATAGATTTACCGACACCTTGAGCACCAACAAGAATTGGTAGCCAAGACATTGTGCATCCTGGGTTATATGCTCTAGCAACAGCACCGACCATCATCCTTTGCATGGCAGTTGTGGCAATCTTATGTCGATTACCTAAGAACACTTCCCCGATATGATTCCATTCGGAGTGTGGCTCTACGTTTGCAGCACAGTTATCTAGATATTGACGTATAGGGCAATAAGAATTCTGCTTAGCTGCCCATTGAATTGCTGCTTTAATGCGCTGTTCAGGAATAAATATTCCATTTTCACAGGACATTTTTACTGTCATCAAATCAAGATCATTACCTTGCAGAATGCATTTTTTGCCTTGATCATTGTCGTACTCAATAGAGTTTGTTAGTTCATTAGTTCTGAGATTGTGTAGGATTGATTTGACTTTCTCAACGTCACCTTGGCGTTCTTTGGCAGCATCATCAGATGATTTCTTAGGTCTACCTTTTTTCTTCGCCT